CGTGGATCGACGGCCTCCCCGGGGAGGCCGCTGCCGCCGAGTTCGAAAGGCAGGTTGTCCGTTAAGTTGAGCTCACGCGCGGTTTGCCTAAGTGTGTAGTCAGTGTGACGTGCCATGCACGCGAATTTCTTGGCGTGTTCTCGGTTCTCCATCAACCCTTGGTATGTGCCGACTTTGGTTGGCGTGTATCCGAGAATGTTTTTGGCACCGGTCACTTCACTGATTTTCAGTGTGTGGTGCGACGATGCGCGTACCTCTTTGTCATCTGAGCTATCTACCGCGACAAAGTCCTCACAGAATACACCTCCCGTCCCGTAGAAACATTTAGTTTCGTTGAGTACGAGACCAAACCTCTTTATCCACCACTCGTAGGCTTCTGCTTGCGATGGTGTGTAAAGAGCGATGAGATCGTCTCCACATAACTTCATGTTTCTGCCGACATTGGAGGCTGTGTTCTCACAGGCCTTTTCATGGCAGAATGCGTTGATAGCACAGAGGCACGCCCACGTGCCACTGAGACCCATATGGGCTCCCCGCGTTGTCTCCTTCCTCTCACAGTGTTCTAACATAATTTGCGGGCCATGGATCCACAACATACACTCCTCCTCCTCTCTCGTCCACCGCTGGCCCTTTGCTGCTCCTCGGAGAAAAGCAGCCATTACCCGATGTAAGATGTAGTCTGAGGCACTGGAAAGGTCCGCGCTGTATAGGAGCGATCGACGATCCCCTATCAGCTCGAACTGTACATGAGAAAGGGCTTCTCTTGTGTACCCTTTCCGGTGCAAAGTCTGCAACAAACGTTGGTTTAATGTCCGGGCCACGTGGCTGTTAGCGGCCGGATGAAGTGATGCGACTCTCAGCTTTCCTGCAAGTTCTTTGATCACCGCCGTCTTTATTTCCGGTGTATTGCTTCTGTATACCATTCTTATGGCGTGCAGAAACATGTCTACCGGATCTATTGGGCCTGTGATCTTGTCCTTCAGGAGGGCCGCGAGTCTAATCGTTTCCTCCGGGTCTAACAAAAACCGCTCTAACGCCTCACGCTCCGCGCGTTCGTTCTCCGCTGTCGCCCATGGTGTGCTCGGATTGTGGTTCGGCAGCTCTACCACAATTGGAACATCCCGTACAGCCTGTTGCCTGTAAGACTGTACTAAAGCTCGTGCGCATCCGCCTTGCTTTTGGGTCGACTCCAACACCGCGTTGTCTGAGGGGTGGAGATACCAACTCGTCTCCCGCCTCCCCTCCCACTCTACACCTTTACCCCATCCCCCTGGCTTTCCGAAGAAGACTTTACAGAACGCCTCGAACTCGCCTAGTTCGGCTTCCGTAATTGCCGCGTTGTCGACGCTACTCCAACGCGCCCTTGCTGCCTTACGCGCGGCCGCAATCTTCTTACTCTTGACCGGACAGTCGATTGATCTACTAACCGTACTCGCTATCTGCAGGCGGTGCCGCGTGATACCTCTGGTGTGGAATTGCGCTTGCGTAACTCCATACTGGATGTCTCCCGTAGCCCTCTGCCTGCATTTGTGGCTGTAGTCCTTGATAGTAGATAATCGATGGTCTCGCTGGGAGGCGACAAGCTTCAGGTACCGTATGTCATATCGCATGCGCGATATCAACGGTCCCTGCGGTCTTGTCCCGAACGCCATCTCGTAACTGACTCCTAGTGCCCGCAAATTATCTCTAGCCCACTTTCCTTTCTTCTGCGAAAGGTACTGTACACCTTTCATCGTCCCGGCATTTATACACCAACTTTTATTCCTAAGAGCATTAGTTGGTGCATAAATTCTTGCCAAATCTGAGACTTCTGCCATGCTAGCTGGGGGATACCTACCGTGCTTGGTGAATGAGTTGAGGGGAGGAAGGGCGGGTCTAGGACCCGGTCCTGCCTTTCCGATCTTCTGCTTGTTCACTTCGCGCGGTGTATTCTCTACATCGCTAGAACTTGCGAGTCTGCGTTTGGAGCCCACGTAGTTGCCTCGTGTGGGTCCTGGGACGAGGGGGGATGACTTCAACACTCCGGTGTTGGAAGAGTG